GGGCATACCTGTTACATCATATTCACCTAGCAGAGGACAAGACAAAGTAGCACGTATGAACAGTGTTGCTCCTATATTTGAATCTGGCATGGTGTGGGCACCAGAAGATGATTTTGCAGAGGAAGTAATCGAAGAGATGGCATCGTTTCCATTCGGTGATTATGACGACTTCTGCGATAGTGCTACAATGGCTTTGATGAGATTTAGACAAGGTGGTTTTATATCTCTTTACGAAGATTATCAAGACGAGGTTAAATTATTAAAAAAGAACAGGACAGTATATTATTGAAAACTTTTGCCACAAGATTTATTTGGGATGGTACTGAATACATGGGACCGCTAATTCATGCACCTAATTTAGAACATGCGCAACTTATCGCAGAGTACCATGGCCTTTTGCTTGATGGTGAATTAGAGGCTATTATAGGTACTGAGATTGATCTAACAGAAGATCCACGCAATAGGGTAATACATTAATTATGGCTATAGAAAAATTAGGAACAGAAAATGACCCAGATGTAAAAGTACAAGGATCTGCTGTCAATATAGTTCCAGACGCTACAAGAGACGAACAAATACAGGCAGCTGCGCAGGTTTTAGTAGACGACGAACAAGTTTTCTTGGATGATGAAATAGTTGCGCCAGCTCAACCACAAATGAGTTTTGATGCAAACTTGGTTGATTTTATAAACCAAAACACATTAGAAAAAATATCAAACGATTTACTAGACTCAATACAAAGCGATAAAGAGTCTAGATCTGAGTGGGAAAAAACTTATACCGACGGACTGAAATATTTAGGCATGAAGTTTGATGATACAAGATCACAACCTTTTGAAGGTAGCTCCGGTGTCGTGCACCCAATCTTAGCTGAGGCTGTAACTCAATTTCAAGCTCAAGCATATAAAGAAATGTTACCAGCAAAAGGACCTGTAAAAACAGAAATAGTTGGTGCTAGAACTATACAAACCGAAGATCAAGCAGAGCGCGTTCAAGAGTTTATGAATTATTACATTATGAACGAAATGGACGAGTATGACCCAGAGTTAGATCAAATGTTATTTTATTTACCTTTAGCTGGTTCTTGTTTTAAAAAAGTCTATTTCGATTTTGTTTTAAATAGAGCAGTAGCCAAGTTTATAGCACCAGAGGATTTAATAGTGCCTTATGAGGCTACTGATATTAGTTCAGCAGAGAGAATCACACACTCAATCAGCATGTCTGCAAATGAGATAAAAAAACAACAAGTGACTGGATTCTACGCCAACGTAGACATAGGTAGCGGTAGTTATAGTGAGGATTTAGATGATATTACTGAGGCTATAGATGATATACAGGGTATATCACCAACTTACAAAGAAAATAGAAATAGAACCGTATATGAGGTACATACGGTCTTAGACATTGAGGGTTTTGAGGATTTAGATCAACAAGGCATGCCTACAGGTTTAAAACTACCATACATTGTGACAATAGAAGAGGACTCTCAAAAAATATTATCAATAAGAAGAAACTTTAGAGAAAACGATTTACTTAAAAATAAAATCAATTATTTTGTTCAATACAAATTTTTACCTGGATTAGGTTTTTATGGACTTGGCCTGTCACACATGATCGGTGGATTGTCAAAGGCAAGCACTAGCATACTAAGACAATTAATAGATGCAGGCACATTAGCAAACTTACCAGCTGGTTTTAAAGCTAGAGGCATGCGTATAAGGGACGAAGATGATCCTTTGCAACCTGGTGAGTTCAGAGACATTGATACTACAGGCGGATCTTTGCGAGAAAACTTAATACCTCTTCCTATTAAAGAACCAAGCAATGTACTTATGCAGCTTTTAGGCATCTTGGTCGATTCTGGTAAAAGATTCGCCGCCATAGCAGATATGAATGTAGGTGATATGAACGCAGCTATGCCTGTTGGGACAACTGTTGCTTTACTAGAACGTGGCACAAAAGTTATGAGTGCGATACACAAAAGATTGCATTACGCACAAAGAATAGAGTTTGGGTTGCTTGCAAAGGTTTTTAGTGAATATTTGCCACCAGTTTACAATTATCAAGTTGGCTCTGGTCCGCAAGAGGTAAAACAAATAGACTTTGACGATCGTGTTGACATTATTCCAGTGTCAGATCCTAATATATTTTCGCAAAGTCAAAGAGTTACATTAGCACAAGAATTGTTGCAGATGGTGCAATCTAATCCAGAAATACATGGTCCTATGGGTATTTACGAGGCCTATAAACGCATGTATGCCGCTTTAGGTGTAGATAATGTTGACTCTTTGTTACAACCCCCACCAGATATGACACCAAAACCAGTAGATGCAGGACAAGAAAACGCTGGTTTATTACTAGGCCAACCAGCACAGGCTTTTCCAGAACAAAATCACCAAGCACATTTAGACGCGCACAAAAGTCTATTTTTGACGCAAATAGTCAAAGAAAGTCCGCAGGTACAAGCCTTAATTATTAGTCACTGTATGCAACATTTACAATTTTTAGCAGCACAATTAGCTCAAGAACAAATGCCGCCAGAAATGCAACAACAAATACAACAAATTCAAGCACAAATGCAACAGGTTTCACCACAAGAGGCTGCTGCTATACAACAACAAATACAGATGATAATAGAGCAGTTTAGCTCACAAATTATGGCTCAGTTAGCTGGTGAGTTTTTACAATCTATTGGTATGGGTAGTGGCGACGACCCATTAGTAGATATAAGAAAACGTGAGTTAGACTTGAGAGATAAAGAATTAGACATGGAATCTGACCAGTTTGTAGCAAAACAAGCACAAAGGGCACAAGAAAAAATGACAGATAGCCAAATACAACAACAAAGAATTGATGTGCAAAAACAAATAGCAGATGATAAACTTGAAGTAGCGGTAAACAGACTAAAGCAAAATGCTGATCTGAAACTACTAGAACTTGAAAACAAACTTAGGGGATTGATATGACAACATCTTACATAAGAGAGGCACAAAAAAAACTCAAAGCAGAAAAAAAGATTTTAAGAGAACAAGAGGCTAAAGAACAAAAGGCTGCACTTGAGGCAGCAGAAAAAGCACATCAAGAAAACATGGCCAGAATTGAAAAAAAGATGGCTAAAATAAATGGCGACGTGGTTGAAGAGGTTAAACCAAAAAAAACCACGAAAAAAACCAGAACCAAAACAACAAAAAAACCAGCGGCAAAAAAAAGAGGTCGGCCAAAAAAATCTTAATTTATGGACGAAATAGAAGTTATCGATAAAATTAAGAGAACTATATCAGAACGAGAACAACAGATACAAGAAACTTTGATGTCTGGAGGACTAAAAGATATTGAACATTATAAATATTTGCAAGGAGAGCTTTCTGCTTTATACTATATTGCAAACGCAATAAGTGATATGGGAAAAGATATATGACAGCAGCGACAGAAAGTAACGTAACAAACAAAAAAATAGCTGAGGCTTATGTAGATCCAGATACTTTGGTTCTAGATCCAGAAAAATTAGATAAATCATTACTTGAAAGGATGCCACAGCCAACAGGTTGGAGAATGTTAGTTTTACCTTATGCAGGTAAGGCAAAAACAGATGGAGGCATAGTTTTAACAAAACAAACAACAGATCGTGAGGCGCTAGCAACCGTTGTAGCTTACGTGGTAAAAAAAGGACCACTATGCTATAACGATAAATCTAGGTATGGAGAAACCCCCTGGTGCGAAGAAAAGCAGTGGGTATTAATCGGACGCTACTCTGGTTCGAGATTTAAACTTGAGGACGGTGCAGAGGTAAGAATCATTAATGATGATGAGGTTATTGCCACAATACTCAATCCAGATGATATAGTTAGCTTATGACGATAGAAAACGAAAATAAAATGGAAACTGAAGTTGCTGATATAGAGGTAGAGGTTACTGAGTCTGAAACACAGAACGATGCGGTAGCGGAGCCTAGTAGTGACGACGAACTTGAAAAATACACTAAAAGTGTATCGAAAAGAATTAACAAACTTAACGCAAGAAATAGAGCAGCTGAGGAAAAAGCAGCTAAACTAGAAGAGCAGTTAGCACAAAAAGATCAACAGGTGCAGCAGTATTACAATGCAGCTGTTACATATCAACAAAATTTATTAGCTAAAGAACAAGAAACAGTAGAAATTAAAGAGCGTGAGGCTACTGAGCTTTACAAAAAAGCACATGCCTCTGGTGATGCTGATTTAATATCTAAAGCTGACAGCTTAAAAAACGAGGTTGCTATACAAAAAGAAAAAGTACGTATTGCAAAACAAAAACAAGATGAGGCTAATACACAGTATCAACAACCGCAACAACAAACATATCAACAACCAGAAAACGAAGCTGTGCAACCAACTCAAGAGGCTTTAGAATGGAAAGCAAACAATTCTTGGTTTGGAGAAAATGCTGAGGCCACTCAGTATGCACAATACACACATATGAATTTAGTTAATGAAGGTTACGAACCAGACTCAGATGAATATTATACTGAGCTGAACAACAGAGTTTATAAGATTTATCCCGATCTAGTATCGGATAACGCTGAACAAATTGAGGAAAGACCCGCTGTGCAAAGAGTCGCCTCAGCCTCCGTAGGAGGTCGGCAAAAAACACAAGGCAAAAAGAACGGTGTGCAATTCTCAAAATCAGAAGTTGCCAGACTTCGTGGATTAAAACCACATGGCATGTCTGAGGACGCCTGGTTGAAATCCGTTGCTAAAGAAAAACAACGCATACAATCTAGGGAGGCAAAATGACAACAGAAGATAAT